CGCTGCATTTTTAAAACTATTCCAGGCTTCTGCGTCTGACTCTTCAACATCAATTTTTATATTATAATCGTTTGCAGTTTCTGGACGGCCAGTTTCTGCATAGAATTGATTATATTGATCGTCTGTCCAGCTGCTTTGTGGCTTTACAATTTTGTCTGCACCGATGTGAGCTCTGGCGTGTACATAAGCTTTTGCTACAGCATTTGCGTCAGCAAAATTTTGTAAGCTAGGATTGCCTCTTAAATTTTCATCATCTAATGTATCAACAAATCTTACTGGAGCTTCTGTTGCTTCCGCTGCGACTTCTTGAGATCCAGTATCTTGGGTTGCCTCGTCACTCATTTTTAGGTTCCTTCTTGTCGGACAACATCCTGACGATCAGCAACACTGTTGCGCGTTGTCCTTCATTAAATGCAGATTGATGTGGATCGCCAGAAAAAGTGGTTGTCTCAAAGCCAAATCTGGTTTTGAGGTCATCTAAAACTTGCTCACCGTCCTCTGTATTAAATGTTCTACGGTACGCTAATTTAAGGTCTTCTATTTTCTTCATGTTATTGCGCTACAGCTTTGACCATTGGCGCGAGTTGATTTGTTACTTGTGCATCCATTAATGTGTCTTGTTGTTGTGCCTGGAGTTCCGCAGCTTGTGCTTGCTCTTCGCGGATCTCCGCAACCTCATCTGGGCTACGAATAACACGCGCTGGTATGCCAGTGACTTCAACCAGGTACTGTACAAGCTTGTCTGTATCCAAATAATCCATGACCGGCGCTATTTCTGCGACTTGCATCATTACTTCGAAACCACGAAGCATTGATTGCAGATCCGTTAGCTTTTGCGCTTTTGCCATTGGACTGACGTATTCGATCTCAATGTCCTGGCCTTGTAATTCTTCTGGCGCTTGCGGCAACATGCCACCAGCTAATAACAAACTAAAGCTACGCTCGATCAGTGGCTGTAATAATTCTGACTGCAATCTTCCTAGCACAGGAGCTAGTATTCTCATTTTTTCTTCGTTACGCTGCAACACCTCTGTGGCCGTCATTGTAGCGCCTGGCGACATCATCAGCTGATCAACATAGAACGCTTTATTAATCGCGTTGCGTCTTTCGTTTTCCATTGCCAACCCTAGAGGGTTGTTTGCGCCGATTTGCAACGGTTCCAAGCGATCTCTTGTACCTGATCTATAGAAGTTTATTGCGCCTGGCGTGGTTCGAACAGGCAATACAAAGCCATCATCGGGAGCCATCATTGGTGGATCGATCTGCTTTTGTGCGGCCCTAATGGTTACCTCAGACATTTTGTTAAGCATCTTAACATCAGGCAGTGCGTTCATTGATGGTGATCGTCCGTAGGTACTTACGCTATCTTTTACAAATCGCGGAACCATAAATGGAAAACTATCAAAGCCACCCTCGCCTAGCAGTTGGAGGGTATCGGCATGGTAATATAACGATGCCACGGGTTTTTGCTTCCCAACACCGCCCTTGCTTTCCCCTCTAGGATAAAGAGCATGAACAATTTTGTGTTTTTTGTACGGGTCTTTTTCCACATCTTTTTTCGCGACATCTGGTAAATTTTCCTCACCGAAGCGTTGCGCCATAGCTCTGGCGGTTATTTCAAATTTTCTATAGACCGTATCGACTTCGCCTTGCGAGTTTTCACTAATACATATTTCAGCAATGTGCCTGGCATTAAACCGTAGCCCGTCTTTATCCATATCGACAAACAATGCCGCTGTGCCAAACACTACGAGATCATAAAACAACTCATGTATTTCTTGTTGAAAGTTAGATCTATTAAAGGCTTGATACATTTGATCGAGGCTTAATTCTAACCATTCATTTGCCGCATCATCTTTTTGCAATGCTGGATCTCGATACCGCATAGAAAACCACGGGGTAACTGGACTTGTTAGCATACTGTGCAATGAAGACGCTAATAATTCTACCGCATGTATGGCCGTGCCATCATAAATTAATTCTGTACGTTTATCGCCCTGGGTACGCTTTTTTGTAATGTCAGCTTTTCGAGGCAGCATATAATCGGCTAGCTCTTGCCAATGCTTTTCCCAATTTGATCTCTGTGTCTGTAGCGTTTTGTAGCGCTCATCCAGCTGTTTTATGCGTGGAGATACTTGCATTACATCAATCCATAACTAGAAATGATAGATTTCTTTTTTTTACGCAAACCAGGGGCTAAACCTTCTAGAGATTTTCCGTGAGTACGCCCAGCCATTTTTTGATTTAGACGCTCTAAGGGATCTACATTCATCGCCATTTTTCGTTTTGCTGGCTGTGAAGAGGCCGCGCCCATTTTACCAGCCTGATTTCTATACATCATGTAAGCAATCCACCGCCCATTAATGACCTACGGGATCTTGTGGGCGCATCCGTTAACAAACCCTTTGATGTGGTTTTAATGGTGGATCTTCTGCCTTTTTTACGGATTGTATCGGCGACATCTTTTTCTGCATCACCTGTTGCACCGGCCTCTAATATATCTGCCTCTTCTTCAGCACTGCCAGCTGTTGTGGTAGATCCACCCACGGGGTCTAACTTAACGGGATCTGTTGGTTGCGCTGGTGGTTCTGGCGTTTCTGCTACTGGATCTGCTACTGTTTCTACAGTCGGCGCAGCTGCCGCTGGTGCTGATGATGATCCGCTATCGTTTTGGTTTCTTGCCTGGAGTGCTTCCATAGCTTTTATGCTATCTTGAGTTCGCCTGTTATAATCATCTATACCAGCCTGACTAACGCCAGTGGTATTACCAAAACTAAGCGCAATATCTGATAAAATGTTTTGCGTTACACGACCCGTTCGTGTGCTGGGATTAGACCTATTACTACTTGTATTCCGATCAGACGCAGCCCTGTTGCTACTCGTTGCAGCCCTAAAGCTATCTCTCACACCCGAAAAAAAATCTCTAATACCCATATCTTACCTCATGCAGCGAAAGGATTATAATCCATAATCGCTGTTTTCTGTGGTGGCCGACCTTCAAATGATCGTGTCTCACGCAGACCTACCGCTAAATATCTAAATCCATCAGCCGCATGTGATGACCAATCATGCACTGGTGTATTTCTAAAACTTCTTAGTCTTTCGTTATATGCTCGATGATACTGCCTTAGTGCCTCTAAACCAGGCTTGCATAAATCCTGATCAAACCAACACCTGGGCAACAACATCTTTGCCGCATGAATACCATCCTCAAGTGGTAACTTAGGAACAACCCGAAAGTTAATTCCTAAATCATATGCCGTTTCTCTGCGGCTCTTGCCTGTACTTAATTCGCGTACCTCAATGTCATGGGGCGCATTGTGTTCCCCATATAAATACCCCTTGTCTTGTAATACCTTTACATAGTGGGGTAATCCCTCGCCCCTATTTTCATAGAAGTCTATTATATGTACTGCACGGCCAACCTTCTGTAAAAACCAAATCACCGTACTATCATTCACACCCAGATCCCAGAAGGTATCTACCCTCACACTAGGATCATAAGGCACATTCGTTATGCGACCAGCCTCATGTACATCTTGCAACTCACCGCCATACACAGCACCTGGTACATTCGCCACCCAACTACACTCATACTCTTGAGCATACTGATCAGCCGTCATCATAGACTGTGCAGCCTCTAATTCTTCAGCGTCCAATATCCCCGTATCACTCGCCTTATACAAAGCCGTGTGCCAATCCGGTTGACCATCAGCAGCGTCATACAAATCAAAGAACGAATTGTGACCACGAGGCGTTCCAATAAATAATGCCCAACCCTTACGATCACTCAGCGCTGGGCGAATAATCTCAGGAAATAAACTCTCAGGCATGTCAGCCATCTCATCAAGGCATGTGCCATCCAAATATATACCACGCAAACTATCAGGGTTCTCAGATCCTAATAACTGTATCCGCGCACCATTCGGTAAATCAGCCCTCAGTTCAGTCTCGTGAAACCTCACCATCGGTATCGCACCAGCAAACTGCTTTAAATAATCCCAAGCTACCGCCTTCGCCTGTCGATAGGTAGGGGCTATATAAGCGTACCTGGGGTTAGGCTTCGTGTTAAGTATAGCATCCCTCAGTAAATGATTAATGGCCATCACCGTCTTCCCAAAGCGTCTGTGACACACCACAACGCCCCAGCGCTTCTGTGCGAGCTCGTTATGCAGTGACTGCTGCAATGGTCTGGGAGAGTATGGTATCTCAATGTGCATGTGGGACAGTATCTTATCTGGGGTTATAACGTAGTAGAGTCGGGCGGCCAGTTTTTCGGGGGGTGGGGGGTGGCCGACCCGTAAAATTTAGGGGAGCAACGGGGATCAACCCCGTCACCTAGAATAATAATATCAAGCACTTAGCTTAATGGGTGCCAAGCCTGGTGCCAAACGCTGTGGATTTACATATCAAAAACAAAAAGAAACTTTGGGGTATGCCTTGTGCGCGCGACCCCTGTCTCAGCCTATGGTATATATATAACTATCCCGATGCTTCAGCAGTAACTTCTCCACCTTCCCACTTCAATGTGATCTGGCCTGTCTGTTGTTTATC